TCACTTGCCGTATTTATTTAGAGCTTCTACCAGATTTGTTTTAGCTTTTTTTGTTACATGAGTATAAATTTTTAAAGTTGTTTCCGTGTCAACGTGGCCTACACGTTCCATTATTGCTTTTACTGGTACATTTAATTCTGCAAGTAGTGAAATATGAGAATGTCTAAAAATATGACTTGATATCGTTTTGTTTATTTTATTTTTACCTAGACTTTCATTAGCTTTCTTTAGAGAGGCATTAAATGAATTAACTTGAATTGGTTTGCCCGTTTTGCCAACAAATAGATAATTTGTTTGCTCTTTGAATTTTATTTCTCTTTCTAAAATTAACTCTTCGATTATTTTCACAGCTCTATTTGATAATTCTACTTTCCTGAATGATGCTAGAGTTTTAGGTAATTCTTTTGTAGCGTTTTTATAACCGTTAGAATAATCCAGAGTTCCATTAACTAAAATAGCATGTTCATTTTTTACATAATCATTTATAGTAAGACTAATTGCTTCACCAGCTCTTAATCCAGTTAAATACATAAACTCTGCTAAACGACCATGATGGACACTTTGAAATGTAGAATAATAATAGTTTAATAATTGATAAACCTCTTTCTCTTCGAGGTATTTACTTTCTATATTTTCAAAATTTTCTTTTGTTAGTGGGGGTTTAACAACTTTCACTCTATTGATAGGATTTTCATCAATCATTCCCATGTCTTGTGCATAAGTGAAGGACATGTTAAGCACACTTTTGAATTTTTTCTTATACTCCCACGAATGCGGTAAATCATTAATAAAGTCTTGGAAAAATTTTGTATCTGTGTTTCTTATAAGTACATCAACATTCATATTGGAAAATATATATTTTAAAATTTTTCCGTAAGCTTTTACTGATGTTTTCCTAATAGATAATTGATGTTGTTGCCACCAGCTATTTAAGAGATTCTCTAATGATACTTTTTGTTGATCTTTTTTCTCCATTCGATTATTAATCTTATCCTGTAATTCCATCATCGCTTGTTTTTTTGCTTGGTTAGACTTCGAATTAAGTGTAACTGAAACACGTCGATACTTTTCTGTGTACGGATCTTTATATCGCTCAAAGTATTTATATTTTCCATTAGGAAGTTCCTCAATCCACAATTTTAAAACTCCTTTCGAATGTATGTTCTTTATTTTTGAAAAAGAAAAGCCCTAAGGCTATTTCTTTTATTGTACAGGTATTTCAAATGTAGCAGCTTGACCAGTACGATTTGAATCATATTTTTTGAATAATATTTTGATGTTTCCACCAGGATTTTGAACGCCATATGCGGCCTGAGCCCCACTCATTGTTGCTCCAACAGGTGTTGGCTTTGCTCCTGTGGTAGAGACGGGATAAGTTTCACCCATTATTCCGGCACTATCTACCACATTTTCTGGCATAATAAATAAATCTTGAATGTCATCTTCATATCCTAGATTTTCATAAGTATAAGAAATTATAACTACTTGCTGTGGTGATTTATCTGAATAGGGATTTCTTTCATCTGTAGGAGTCACGCTGTCAATTTTGAGTTTCCATTGATTGGGAACTTCCCACCATTCACCTAAATTATAAACTGTCTTTTTATTATCGCTAGTTGATTCAGTACTGGTACTGTTTTTTGTAGCAGATGTTTTTTCAGTTATTTTTGTTGTGCTAGTTTCTTTTTTACTTTTTTCAGGTGCAGTACTAGAAGAATCGCAAGCACCTAAAGTCAATGAAGATAGTAGTAAAATACTGATAGTTATTTTTTTCATTTTTAAGACTCCATTCAATTATTTTTATAAACTAAATTAAAACTGTAAAATTTAGGGTGATTATTTGAACAAATCCCAAAAGCTAAAAGTTGTTTTATTATATACTTTATTATACATAGCTTTCTTGGGGTTCTTAATGAAACCAGTTCCTTTTTGCCCATAACCAGGAATTACTGCTTTTTTAAGCTTACGTTTAGCTTTTCCAGTAGTACGAGCACTTATTGATTTTTTTATACTTGGTTTACGCATTCCTACTTTCATGTAAAACACGTCCTTTTATATATTATTTAAGGCATAAGTTATTTCTGAATCGGTAAAGCCTTCATATGACAACTGGTCTTTTAATTTTTCTTTAGAGATATCCATACTTTCCATATACTCTTTAGCCTTATTTACTGCTTGTTTATTCCAATTGGTAGATATATTTTCTACTGCAAAGTTTGCTGCTTCATCAGAAAATTTTTCATACTGAAGTTGTTTATATAAGCTAATTTTTGAAAAAGAGCTGTGGTTAATATACTCTTCAGCTTTTATCTTTGCATTTGTGTATTCCAGAGGAACTTTACTAGATTGCGAGGAAGAAGCAGTTGTTTCTTGCGCCTTTTTATCCTTACCAGCTAGTACACCTGCTAATAATTCGTCTAAATCATTACTATTTAAATCATTGTTAAAAACAAAAGTGACAAATTTATTATCATCTATTGAATTTTCAGATTTGCTAGTATATTTTTTTGAATTATCTGGAATACTATTTTCTAAAACAAGAATTAAATCATCAAACTTTTTTTCTACTACGCTATTTGCAAGTCTCATAGTAGAAAAAATGGTTAGCGCAGAAGGCTGTTTTTCATCGGTTTTTGTGAACAAAGCAAAAGCAATCGGTGACAAACTTTCTTTAAATATTTCAACTTTTAGATTTTTTGATGTCAGATAGGAATCATACTTATTAGTAAGTTCATATTTACTTTCGGTCAATTCATTTAAATTAGATTCTATTACTTTTTTTGAATCTATTCCCAATTTATTTTCAGGTATTTTGGTAGTTTGTTTTTTTTCATGGGTTTCCGCTTCTTTTGTTTTATCATCGTTACCACTGGCACTACAACCTGATATAAAAATAATAGGTAGTAGTAGTGAAGTTAAAATAACCCTTTTTTTCATTTTTAAAACTCCCCATTTCTGATATAATGTATTTATTGAATAATTCTCATAAATGAGGAAAGAGTTCCGTGTTGTAGCACGGGGCTTTTTTATTGTAAATTTGTATTTAAAATCATGACTGACAAATCATTAAACTCAAAAATTCTTCCTTTATAAAAATGGGTATCACCAAATTTTTGACGATAATAGGCGAGTACATTTTTTAGCGTTTCAACGTCTACCCCTAAAAATTCAGCGCACGTGTAATGATTACTGAATCCTGATTCTGAACACTTAATTAAATCATCTAAAGTGACTAATTGTTCTAAAGCATATTGTCTAGCTTTTAATTCTTGTTTGCGGTTTTCTAAACAATCCTGGTTTAATATATCGCCAAACGAAGTATCATGGTGACCAAGTTCTTCAGCTAGCACATTTCTTTTTTCAACTAGACTCAACGATTTTTCAATATAAATTCTACCATCACGGTACAACCCATAGCATCCAGTATTTTGAAACAAATCTGTTTCAATAACTGGTGCTTTTTTCTGTACCTCTGACACCAACAGTTCATATTCGTTCATAAAATACTCCTGAAAATTATTCTTTATCATCTGATTCATCATCAAAAAGATGTTTACATTCTTTTTGCTTTCTATCATAATCAGCATCCACTTTATCTAGAAATTGATTAATTTTAAGTTTCTCTTCATCAGTAAATACTTTATCAGGGTCTGGTGAATGCGCAGCTAAAGTATCATATTTTTTCTTGTTAATGTTAACCACATTATTAGAAGCTTTGTTTTGTTTTTCTAAATGAGACTTAGCTTCGTTATATATAAGCTGTTGGAGCTTGGGTTCTAACTGGTTGAATATAGGAACTATGTCTAGATCATTTTTTTCACTAGATCTTTTTTCGTCAGGGATTCTTTTTTCAGAGACATCAAAGCCCATTAACCAAGGTTCATTAACATCTAAAGTTTTAGAGAGTAAATATATTCTATTTTGGTCTGGGTTGGATTTGCCATTTACATATTGAGACAAATGGCTTTTTGTCATGGTAATCCCTAACTTTTTTTGATATGGAATAGACATATTTAAAATATCAACTTGTCTTAGTCCGCGTTCACTCATTATTTGTTTTAATCTAGAACTATAATTTGATACAAGAGTCATCTAAACTCACCTCCTGACATTATTCTATATTACTTTGAAGATAAGTTCAACGAAAAAGTTAAATTATTTTGAACTTTTCTGTTGACAGTTGTATTTGTAGATGCTAATATCAGTTTGTAAGTTAAAATATTTTAACTTAAAAGGGGGTGACCACATGAGTTACGATTTTTCAAAACTAAATGGGAAAATAGTAGAAAAATTTGGGACACAGTATAATTTTGCCATTGCACTAGGATTGTCAGAGAGAACTATATCTTTGAAACTTAACGGCAAAGTTGATTGGAAAAGTTCCGAGATTATGAAGATTGTCGATTTACTGGAAGTAGATGCTGGTGAAATTCCAGAATATTTTTTTAGAAAAAAAGTTAAAACATTTTAACTAAATAGGTTTAATATAAACAACATAGAAGGGATGAATCCTTATGAACGAACTAATTAAAGTTACAACAAATGAAAATGATGAACAATTAGTAAGTGCTAGAGAATTACATGGATTTTTAGGTATCAAGAAAAGATTTAGCGCTTGGTGGAAACAGTACGATGAAATGTTTATAAAAGAAGAAGATTTTACGAGCGTACCTGGAGGTACACCTGTCTCAGGAGGGAACGGAAATATTCAATATGTATCTGACTATGTATTAAAACTTGATGTTGCAAAGCATATTTCAATGTTAACTAAAACAGAAAAAGGAAAAGAAGCTCGTGGATATTTTATCCAACTAGAAAAGTTTTGGAATAGCCCAGAAATGGTGACTAAACGTGCTCTTGAATTTCAACAGAAAAAAATAGAAGTATTACAACTAGAAAATGAATCATTAAAACCTAAAGCATTATTTGCAGATGCCGTGGATGCAAGTAAGACTTCCATTTTAATCGGTGACTTAGCTAAGCTAATCAAGCAAAACGGCATTGACATTGGGCAGAATCGTTTATTCCAATGGCTGCGAGACAATGGGTATCTAATTGCTCGAAAAGGTGAAAGCTACAATATGCCAACCCAGCGGTCACTTGATTTGGGAATTGCGGAAATCAAGGAACGAACCCATAACAATCCAGATGGAAGTATTCGAATTAGTCGAACGCCGAAAATTACTGGTAAAGGGCAAATATATTTTGTTAACAAGTTCTTACATGACAAGACAGCATAGAAAGGAGATGTCTACATGCAAATCACACTAGCAAAGACTATCGATTTACAGCAAGCTTGGATGGCAAAAGATGAAGCAATTGTTTATTTTGGCTATCAGCATCACAAACCAACATTTCAAAAACTTCTGAGAGAGTTTAAGGAACATAAAGAATTTAAAGATGGCTATAGACTCGTTACATCATGCATGCCAATTATCCACATTCAGAAATTTGATGAATTTTTGGTTTGGCGGGAAAAAAACAAGTATAAGCGAAATAAATAGACGTTATAGGAGGTAAATAATATGAGAAAAATTTATAACTTAAGAAGAATTGCAGTACTGCTTATTGTTTTCGGATTGGGTCTGCTAGTGGGTGGAAACTTTAATCCAATCATCCAAAATGTGTATATTGGATTGTTCATTATTTGGACACTGTTTTATGATCTGGCACTTGAAGATAGAGAGGTTAAGAAATGACTAGGAAAGACAAACTACAGCAAACCAAAAAACTTGCTGATTTATGGTACCAGCAACAAAAGAATCAAATATACATTATGCAACAAAAAGAGAGAAGAGGGATTTAGATGTTTCAAGCAGTAGGTAAAGATAGTTTGGAAATTTATGTAGTTGAGGATACTAAAGCATTGGTATTTCAAAAGTTAAAAGAAAAATACCCGTATACAATGTTTGACAAAGGATTATATCCAGAAGCTTTATTTATCCGAGAAACAAAAAAGTGACTCCGCCGCCAAGCATAGAGTCACAAACAAAAATATACTAGGAAAATTATATCACAGAAATGAGGTCTTGTGAATGAATCGTAGTGAAGCAGATGCATTAGATCGATTTTTAACGGAACCGAAAGAAAAACCACGTAAGGAAACTTACGAAAATGATCCAGTGGATACCACTGATTACTTCGGGAATGAAATTGCCGATGAAGATGGCGTGTTTGAGTTAACTTTTGCAATTAAATGTCTTTACACAGGACAACCAGTACTCACTTGTAAAAAAATTGCTACACAAGACACGATTGTCGATTTAATAGAAGAATTAGGCGAAGAAAACGTGTACCTAATTGAATACGTAAGTTTAGGGAAAAGATATAAGGAGGGTTTATTGAATGGCTGAAGCAACCAAAACAGATTTTTCTAAATTAAATGTCTACCAGAAATTAGCACATGTAAGACAAAAAGCTCCGTATATCCAAAAAAGTAAACGAGGCCAACAGTATAGCTATGTAGGTTCAAGTGATGTATTGGCTGCGCTAAATGCAGTTATAAATCAAGTTGGGTTAATTTTGAAGCCAGAAATTGTTGCTCATCAAGTTCGGGAGTCACATGATGAAGTATGGAAAGCAGACAAAGTAAAGAAAGAGGCTGTGCCTAAAAAGCGTACAACTTATTTTACGGAATTAGAGTTGGTGATGACGTGGGTAAATATCGATAATCCTTCTGAGATTGTAGCTTGCTCTTGGTATAGCCAAGGAGTAGATATTGAAGGTGAAAAAGGCGTCGGAAAAGCATTGACTTATGCTGAAAAGTACTTTTTATTGAAGTTCTTTAATATCGCAACAGATGATGATGATCCTGACAAATACCAAAAAGAACAATTAAAAAATACGGCAATTACTGAAAGGCAAATAGATACACTAAATGCATTAATTAGCAAAGTGTCCGAGTTAGCAGGACAGGAATTTGAAGCCGTAAAATCATTAGCTATCAATGATTCTGATTTAAATCCTAAGAAACCATTTGAAGAGTATAGCGCCTATGATTATGGAGTTATTTCTAAATTGCTTGCAAAATGGACGAATTTTTATGAATCCAGACAGAAGGTCCAAGAAGAAAAGAAGTGATTGAATGATTGGAAAAATCATAAAACATAAAGGAAACAAATTAGCCATTGAGTTTGAAGAAGAAATAAATCCAAACTTTCTAAAATTACTAGCAAATGACGACGATAATTTAGTCAAAGTAGAGCTTTTAGACAACCGAGAAATGTCACAAAAACAAAATGCATTGTCGCACGTTTTAATAGCTGATATAGCTCGATGGAGCTATGACGAACCCTTATGGATTGAAGAGGTATTGAAATATTACTACCACTCTGTAAGTGGGGTATATTTCGAGCATAAAAAAGCAACAAAAAAAGAAGCGACTGACTGGATCAATTTCTTGATTAAATTTATCCTACAAAATCGCATTCCATTAAAAAGGAAATATAAATATTTATCAGAGAATAATAAATGGTTTTATTATTGCTTGAAATATCGACAATGTTGTATTTGTCGAGAACAAGCAGATGTTTGTCATATCGAAGTTGTCGGAATGGGTCGCAATCGTAAGAAAATCAGCCATGAAAATTTTACTTTTTATGCAGGTTGCCGTTTCCATCATCAAGAAGAACATTGTATTGGTACTAAGAACTTTTTAAATAAGTATCAAATTAAACCAGTAAAGCTAAACGCTGAAGAACGTAAGAAGCTGAATATTGGAGGTTAACAGTTTGGTAGAAGAATTACTTGAAAAATACAGGGAATTGACATCGAGTCAAAAACTATTTTTTGAACTATTAGCATTTGTCTATGTCGGTTCAAGAAATGGAAAAGGGATAGCTATTGAAACACAAACAATAAAAAAAGTCGTTAACGGAGAATTTAGGCATAAATATGTCTATACGGTCGTTGTTGATGAGGAGGATAACCAGTGAATGAACATAGAGGCTTTTATGCCATCATTCCAGCCATTGTCCGCTACGATAACCAATTAAATGGGAATGCAAAGCTATTATATGGAGAGCTGACAGCATTAGCAAATGAAAGAGGCTACTGTTGGGCAACAAATCAATACTTTGCCAGCCTATACAACGTTAGCAAACGGACGATCATATCATGGATGAAGCAATTAGAAAAACGAAAATATATAAAGATACAAGTCTTTTACAAACCAGATAGCAAAATTGTAGATCGTAGACATATTTATATATTGCCTTTTCCAACTGATACAGAATTCTACACCCCTAGTGAAGAAAATTTCATCACCTATGGAAAAAATCTTCATGAGGGTGGTGAAGAAAATTTCACTACCCCTGGTGAAGAAAACTTCACAGAGAATAATACATTAATTAATAATACAAAGAATAATACAAAGAATAAAAAGAATAGTGTTGAGCAGAGCTCAACCATGTCTGAATTATTCGAAAAAGTTTGGAAAACATATCCGAAGAAAACCAATAAGAAAAAAGCTAAAGAGCAATTCTTAAAGAAATTTAAGTCAGAAGAAGATTTGGATCAGTTCAAAAAAGGATATAAAGATTACCTTAAGTATATCAAATTAAACGACTGGTATCATCCCCAAGAGTTGTTTCGTTGGATTCGTGATGATCGTTACAACGATGAATATGATTTATCTATACCAACTCAACAGACAACTTACTCGAAACCACCAGTAAGGCAAGAAAAATTGCCAGATTGGGTGAATGAACAAAAACAAGAAGAGGAAAAATTGTCTCCAGAAGAGCAAGCGGAACTTGATAGACAAATAAAAGAGTTCATGGAGGGGAAATAGTGAATGACAAAGTACCCAACACAAGAATTAAAAAACAAAAGAAAAACCCATGTGCAATTCATGAGTACAGAGGCAATGAAGAATATTTATGAGCTAGGCTATCCCTTTGAATACTTCGAAGGTAGTTGCCAATTTGCGATTGAAACGCCTATAGGTGTCATTGATTACTTCGGGATAAATGGCACTTGGGTGGTCCGCAAAGGACAAGACCGAGGTAAAGGTATACGAAAATTGAAGCAGTACATTAAAAACAGAGTAGGTGATCACGTGGAAAAAGTAAAAGTAGTGAAATGCGCTGGGTATTTGGATAAAGACGGGAACATCACTAATCAAATTAAGCAGGCGATGCATTTTACAGACGATGAATTAGCAAATCTTGCTGCAGAAGTGGCAGGTGGAAAGGTCGTAAACGTTGTAATTCCACCAGAAAAACCAAAACAATTACTTGAAAAAGTGAGAGAAGAATCATTTCAAGAAAAACCTAAAAAGAAAACCAAGAGCAATCAGTCTTGGATGAATAGGAAATAATTTGTTGGTTTTTGTAACGTGATTCAACCGTAGCTAGATTTTAAAACTAGTTTAGGGTAATTAATCATAAATGATTTGAAACGCCTTAAATCGAAAAATAAAGCGGTGAAATTGTGAGGTAAAAAAGATGAAATTAACTAGTGTGACATTTAAGCCGTCGGCTGAACGGTTTCCGCCAATTGTGGCAATAGATTTAGACCAATTAACACCCAATGAGTACGTGACACTTAGAAATTTGGGGTATGACACGCAACTTTCTAAAATTACAAAAAGGACCTTTGAAGATTTGGAAGGCCATTTGGGAATTCGAGGAGACGTTGCAAAGAAAAATGGATTTTATGTATTAATCAAATAATCAGGAAGGAGTGGAGGTTTGGTCGACCACAAAGAATTCTTTACTCCTTTGAAATTATGATAGTATGGGCACTATTTGATAGTGGGAACGGATGTTATAAACGTTCTGCACAAAAGTTTGAAGATATAGAAATATACAGCATAGGTTTGGATATTGAAAACAAGAATGACCATTTTATTCATCTGAATTTAGCGGACTATTCTTATATGTTCAACGATAATAAATTATTCAAAGTTTTAGACAAATTACCAAAACCAGATTTAATCATTGCAAGCCCACCATGTGAAAGCTGGTCAGTAGCTAGTGCAATGAAAAATGGGAATGCTTGTTGGAAAAGAGAAGATGTAACAGATAATTTATTTGCGCCACAGATATTACCAAGCCCGTTTACTATAAGAACCACAAAAGATTACGAAGATACTAATTATGTTTATGAACGACAATTTTTAAAAAGAGTGAATGGAGAGTTAACGGTTTTTAATACTATAAAAATTATAAAAAAGTACCAACCCAGATATTTCATTATTGAGAACCCGGCTAATGGTAAAATTTGGGAATATATTGAAGATGTCTTGAATTTTAAACTACCATTTAAAAATTTAACCAAGTATAACAATTATGATTATCCATTACAGAAGCCTACGAAATTTGCCAGTAATATTCATTTGGGATTGAAAAATAAAGTTATTAAACAAGAAATTGCCTGGGGCAATTTTTCCAAAAGCTATAATGAACGATCAAATATTCCAGAAAAATTAGTGGATGACATATTTAAAAAAGTTTTAGAGAAAAATAAATAGAAAGGAGCGGAGGTTTGCGGCCGCATTAAAAAGCTTTTTGCTCCTTAAAAACGATGAAACTAACAACAGAAAAAATAAATGAACTGCTAGGTGTTGATGAAAGCTTTCATGCTTCCTATAAATTGATTGAAATATTAAGTAGTCCAAGCGAACGAGAACTACTATTTACCAACTTTTTAAAAGAAGAACAAGACCTATCATTTGATTGGTTCACAGAATATTTTCAAGCGGAACATTCAGACCGAAAAGGCAAGAAGCAAGATTTTACACCAGATGGAATCATTCGGGTTGCCAGTGGAGTTCTTGGGGCAACTCGTTCCAATGCAGACATCTGTGCAGGAACTGGCGGTTTAACAATTAAACGATATGCAGAAAATCCTGATGCACAGTTTCATTGTGAAGAGTTTTCAGATCGTGCATTGCCATTTCTCTTGTTTAATTTAGCAATCAGAAATATAAATGCCGTAGTTCTGCATGGTGATTCATTAAGTCGTGAGTTTAAAACAATATACAAATTAACAAAATCAACTGAGTTTAGCTCTATTGAAATTGTTGACGAAGTACCAACGAATAAATCGGAAACGGTCATCATGAATCCACCTTACTCGCTCCCTTGGAATCCATTAAAAGAGTATTTAGAGCAAGAGCGTTTTTCGGATTATGGTGTCTTAGCTCCTAAATCAAAATCAGATTACGCATTTCTACTACAGGGTGTACACCAATTGGAAGATAATGGCATAATGTCTATTATTTTACCGCACGGCGTTTTGTTTCGAGGTGCTGCAGAAGAAAAGATTCGCAAGAAACTTATTGAAAAGAATCTGCTAGATGCTGTTATTGGACTACCTGCAAAAGCATTTATGAATACTGATATTCCGACGGTTCTTCTAGTTTTAAAAAAGAACCGATTGAATAAAGATATTTTATTCATTGATGCCAGCAAGGAATTTAAAAAGGAAAAGGCTTGGAATGTTTTAGAAGACGAACATGTTGCTAAAATTTTAGAAGTGTTCCAATCAAGAAAAGCAGTTGATAAGTTTAGCAGTGTAGTTACTATCGAAGAATTGAAAGAAAATGACTTTAATCTAAACATACCTCGTTATGTTGATACTTTTGAACCAGAACCTGTAAAGCCACTATCTGAAATAATGGCAGAAATGAAACAAACAGAGCAAGAGATTGCAAAGAATAATATCGAACTAGCCAAAATGATGAATGATTTAGTTGGGACTACGCCAGAAGCTGATAGACAAATAAAAGAGTTTGCTTCATTCTTTTCGGAACATGTTGGGTATAAGGACAGTCAAAAACCAAAACGACCAATAAAGAGAGCAGAACCGACGGAAGGGGAGCAATTGAGCCTATTATGATTGATTTTGATAACTTTGAACGTGTCAAATTAGAAGATGTTGCAGAATTTGGAAGGGCAAAAGCAGGATACATTTATCCTGCTGGAACATCAACCATTCAAATATCGGCTACGAAAGGCCAAATAGATTTTCTAGAATATCCTAGGGAAGTACCAACAAAGGAAGTTGTGATTATTCCTCAAAATGGCATCGAGCCTAAGTATTTCAATTTAATTCTACAAAGAAATGTAGACAAATTTATTGCAAAGTATGCAACAGGTATCAATATACAAGAAAAGGAAATTGGTAATTTTCCAATAGAGTTATTCAATCGAGAAACCCAAAAAGCCTTTGTTCGGATGATGGATCATATCACGGATGAAATAGCGACAGCAGAAAATGAACTAACCATCTATAAGGAAATGAAAAAAGCTTTTCTTGGGGATTTGATGTTGTAATTTAAGAAAGTGAGTGAAGAAGATGATTCCAAAGTTTAGAGCGTGGGATACCTACGAGAAAGAAATGCTAGAAAATGTTACACCTTTGTTTGATGACTCGAATAGCATGATGGCCATAATTACGGATTTTCAGATTAAAGGCAGTCCTGGCACGTCTGAAATAGAGATAGGAAGTTATGATACAACTTTTAATTGGGATGAATTTCCTTATGTCATCATGCAATCAACAGGGTTGAAAGATAAGAACGGCGTTGAAATTTTTGAGGGGGATGTAGTATATTACATTCCTTTCGAATCGCATATAAATAATAGCGTTGTTGTATTTGAAAAAGGTTCATTCTGCACCAAAATGCTAAGAAATGGAAAATTAACATCTGTTAGATTCATTGACAGCGAAGAATATGAAGTTATCGGAAATGTATGGGATAACCCAGAATTATTGGAGGGAAATTAAATGCATGAACTAATAAAAGAAATTGAACGTCAACTAGAAATGGATCGCATCGAAGCAAATATGTCAGCAGAAGATATTTTGTACATCGTCAAAGGTTTTAAAAGGCCATATCTAAACGAAAATCAGCAGATCGTTCTGGATTGGTTGAAAGCAAATGTTGAACAAGATAACGCAAGTCCAATGTGTGCTGTCTTTCTCCTCGGGGAATGGCAGACAAGGATAGGCTCAAAAGAACTTAGGAACGTAGATATAGCTTATTGTGGATTGAATTCAAAGCAACAAGCGCAAGTATTACGAGCTTTTGCAGATTGGATTGAACAGGAGGAAACGGAATGAAACTATATCGATATGAAAGTTCCCAAAATACTGGACGTTGGACAGAAAGCTTAATTCAAGCAACTAAAGAATTTGAAGAGGAAAAAGACTATTTAATGGCTGACGATCCAGAAGAAGACGAAACAGTAAAATTAGTCTCAATTGAGGTACCTGATGATTTGATAGATGAACTAGAAGATGAATCCAAAGAAGTGAAACAGGCCGTATTAATGCATGATCCAGATTGTTTGGACGAAAACCCAAGAGATGATGGCTGGGACTTCGATTATTACGCTGCTTGGTCTGATGATGTTGAGAAACGCAAGGAGGAAGTGAAATGAAACGATTAAAAATAAGCTATATAGATTTAGCTGTAATAATTGAAAGCATCTATTACGGAGGAGATGAAGATGTATCTGATATTGAGGACTTATTGAAATATTTGCGTAATAACGGACATCTGTCTACTGTTTTAACAGTTTCAAGGGGGATTAGCGGTGAATAAACAAGAAAAAGAAGATTTAATTCAAGCGCTCTATGATATCGGGGGCTGCGAGGCAGAAGATGAATGGACAAGAGGTTATGACGATGGAGTAAATGCAGCAATTGAGGTCATAAAAGAGCTTAAAGTACAGGAAAAAGCCATTGTTCCAAAGTTTGTGGCGTATTGGTTCGAAGATAATTTTGAAGAGTTAGATTGGGAACTTGGTGGTGTTTTAATAAATGCTTTTAATACAAATAGAAATGAGAGAAGTCATTTTCAAGATTGGCTTGTCGATACCACGAATTATCCAATTGAAACATTGATAAGAATGAAGTTGTTTGGCTACGAAGTCGAGAAAGAACAGTTGTATTGGGCGGTCAGAGGTGTTACAGATTATTTTAGATGCGACGAGAAAATTATTGTTTTTAAAAAGGAAGAAGAAGCGTTGGAAGTTGCTAATCTCATTGGTATAAATACAGAAGTTAAAAAAATGAATAGTATCGATTGCTCAGAATGCATATCAATTGAAGAGTTAAGGAATGAAAATGAAGAACCTCTATTTTATGTTGCTTTACCAAAAATCGGTGACACAGAGTTTTGTTATCTTTGGACTGATACCGATGGAGCTGTATATACACAAGGCAATAAAGGGTTATGCATCGGAAGACTGAAACATACAGAACAAGAAATCAAATCAATTGATGAACGTTACTGGCCGTTTGCTGTGAAAGTAGAGGAAGTATAAATGATCAAATTTAAAGAGTTCTACACTCAACCTTACGATGTTCTCATTACTGGATTTTTTGAAGATTTAAACAAGAAAAATCCAGATGATGTTTTTGAATATGTTGACTTGAAATGCGTTGATAGAAACTTAGTGATATTAGTCTATCGCCAAACTAATAGAGGGGTGTATCAGCTTAACAGAATGCTTAAAGGAGAAGAACAATGCTAAGTTATCCAGAATTATATATACTGGGCCGTCAAGTAGACGGCGTGTATGTTGAGTACCTGCATGGATCAGAGCAAGCCGATTTATTTTTCAATTATACAATTGCTTGTGATGAAAGAAATCATATGAATCAAACCAATACAAAAGATGGCGAATGGAAAATTTTAAAGTATGGCAGACCAATTACACTGGAGGTGCAACATGGGGAAGAAAAAATCAAAAATTAAAAAGAAAAAGCGTCGCTTGCAAGAAAAGGCAATTGCAAACGGCACTCAAAATTCTAAAAAATAAAAAAAGTCGGAATCGCTCCGACCAACCACATTGATATTATAACATAAAAGGAGCGATTTAACTTGATTCAATTGTTAAAAGAAGTTGATTTCAGTCAGACTAGAGCCAATGCGAGAGCCGTGTTGAAAAATTTTAGACGTTTGGACCGAATAGCTGGTCGTTCCTTAGTAGATGTTCGGTCGCCAATAATTACAGACATGCCCAAAGGTATAAAGCATGGCAACAAAGCAGAAGATGCGTTGATTCAGATGATTGATGTCGAAGTAGAGCGTGACGCAATCCTAACGGCTTTGATGTCACTAAGCATTATAAGTCGTCAAATTCTTCACTACAGTTTTTGCGTGCAGGATCATTACTCTAATTACAAGATTGCTAGAGAAGTTGGCTATTCCGAAAGAAGTATTCAACGCATGAAATCAGAAGCTTTGATTGAATTTGCTGAAGCTTATCGAAATGGGAAAATAATTGCCTATAAATAAAATTTTGGCGGTTTTTTGGCGGAAAGTTGGCGGTTTTTATACGAATTTGAGTGCTAATATAGTAATATCGAAAGTCAAAGAAATGGACACATTACACAACGCTTTCTGGTTTAGTCACCGTTTGATTTGACTTTCGATGGTCACTTGCAGACTTGCGTTCTCAATAAAATGAAGTGAGGTGAATAACCTCCTCTTTTTTCTACGGTTTGCAAGGGACACTTTAATGGAATATAGCTCAGTTGGTAGAGCATGCGACTGTTAATCGTAGGGTCATGAGTTCGAGTCTCGTTATTCCAGTAAGTAGCTATGCTACTTAAATAAAAAAATCGTCAATAAGTCAAATGTAACTACCTTTACGATCAAACGACGGTTAAGATTTTCCCTCCTATCTGAGACTGCACTTCTGAGTGCGGTCTTTTAATTCCTAGTTAATCAATTTTTACTTTTTACATTCTTTTTATATTAGCTTATAGTATTATGTAGTGAGTAAAAAATACGAAAAGAAGTGGAGTGGAAATTTAATGAGTTTAAATAGTCTATTGTTGTTATTGATTTTTGGTGGTATTGCAATTATTGGTTATTTTGTAAAAGATTTGCCAAATTTGTTTAGGGAATTAGCAGTTGAAGAATCGCGAGGAAAAAACGAAAGAGAAATTCAAAAAGAGGCTTTCTTTCGTCAAATTAAGGGTTCAGATATAGATGAAGCTTTTAACTATTGGACTAGCTTAATGGTTGATATGGATAATAAGATAAATCAGATTGGAACGGCATCTGGTAAAAAAGAGTTCATAAAAATGCAACAAAAAGTTTTGATGTACGGTTCGAATGGCACAGTCACTATCCTTTCTTCTATGATGCAGCATGTTTATAGACGGGGAGAATTGAAGAATACAGTAAAAGTTTCATTTGGCGATCAAGACAATACAAAGGAAAGTATACAAAACTATATGTTAATGTTTTACATTGCATATCTAATAAGTTCATTAAAAAAAGACTTTACAGGATATAGTATTGATCCTATAGAAATTCTATTAATTAAAATAAATGATATAGATAGTCATAAGAATAAATCGCTTTTTGAACAAGCTGAAAAAAATGTTCAAAAAGAATTGAAGAAGCTAGGGGTGACTATCTAGAGGGGAGTCGAAATGCTGCTTGTAATAGCTTTTGTTTTTATATTATTAAAGATAGCAGGTTTTGTACAATTGACTTGGAATGAAGTGATACTATGTGAATTAATTCTACTGATGTGTTCTATTTTAGAACTTATATTAATTTACAAGAAAATAAATAATAGATTTAAATAGATCACTCGTTGAGTGGTCTTTTTTATATGTAAAAAAACCACTAGACTATGGGATCTAGTGGATAGGTAGCAGACTATATTACAAAAAGATAGGTTTTCTAGGTGTAAATAACTGTTTCAGCATTTAAGGAGTTGCTACCCAAAAGCATTATAGCAAATTAATAGTGATAGACATTATCCAATTTATGTAAGAAATGACATATTTAGTACATAAAATTAATTAAGAATGTCTCTTTTAGTATGTAAAAAACCGCTAATATCGGAAAATTAGCGGATAGGCAGTTATAGTAAGACTTGTTGATAGAATTTTAAACCGCAAAATCTAAATTCATCACAAAGGAGTTGCTGCCCACTTAAAGTATAACAGAGGTAAATAGAAATAAACAGATATTGCATAGCTTTGAATCCATAAATCGTTTAGGAGGTGAATAACATGATAAAGAATCCAAAACATCAAGTTTTTGCTGATGAATGGCTAATTGATATGAACGGCACGAGAGCATATAAGGTTGCATATCCAAATATAAAAAAAGACACCACAGCAAGAGTGAATGCAAGCAGACTGCTAACAGATGCTAACGTGAAGCGATATATTGATGAACAGCTAGAAAAAATGCAGAGCGAAAGAGTTGCAGATGCACAAGAAGTCCTTGAGTATCTCACTAGTACCATGCGCGGTGAAAAAATGAAAGGTGTTTATAATACCGAAACAACTAATGATGAAGGGGAAATATTTACGCATCAGAAAAGCTATGAATATACTCCTAGCACTGAGGAGAGGACTAAAGCAGCCGAATTACTTGGTAAACGTCATGCGCTGTTCACTGATAAACAGGAGATTTCAGCGACTGTAAGAACAGATAAACTTGATAGTATCTTACAGCAATTAGGTGATGAAGATGACTGAGTTGGTTTTGTCACCTAAGTATAAAAGATTTCTGAAATATGACACAGATGTTGAATTTCTCGAGGGGACCACAGCAGCCGGGAAGACCACTGTAGGTGCTGTAAAATTTCTTTTTAAAGTTGCTGAATCAGATAGGAAACTACACATCATTAGCGGTTTAGATTTAGGTACAATCGAAAAAAATATTATACAATCCGAATTGGGAATTATAGATATATTTGGAGATCTGGTAACCTACCATTCCAAAGGGAATAAAGATCATAGTTTACCACATTTAAAATATAAAACATCTAACGGTGAAAAAATAATCTATGTTCTTGGTTATGACAATAAAGCTCGTTGGAAAAAGGTTCTTGGTGGCCAATATGGTTGTTTGTACATTGATGAAATAAATATCGCAGACATGGAATATGTACGAGAAATTTTTATGCGTGCCGATTATGTAATGGCCACTCTAAATCCAGATGATCCTGAATTACCAATTTATCATGAGTACATAAACCATTCTAGGCCATTACCTGAGTATGAAAATGATGCACCTAGAGAGATTAATGATCAGTTGAACCAGTCTCCCAAAGCAGGATGGGTTCACTGGTTTTTTGGTTTTTCTCATAATGATGGATTAACTGAAAAAAAGAAACAGAAAATAATATCTGCTGTACCGACAGGAACTAAATTATATAAAAATAAAATTCTAGGTATTAGAGGTCGAGCGGAAGGCCTTGTGTTCTCTAATTTCGAATACAAAAATAACGTGATTACAGAACAGAAAGCGATGAGTAAGAACTATGTTCATTTTTCTTGTGGCGTAGATACATCTTATTCAGCGCAATCGAATGATACAATTTCGTTTATATTTCAAGGAATCACAGATGTTGGAGAATTAGTGATACTCGAAGAAGAAGTTAAAAATAATAAAGACGAAAATATACCTTTTTCCCCAAGTGATGTAGCAGCTAATCTTATTCAATTTCTTGATAGGTGTAGAAAAAAGTGGGGCTTTTCTCGAATGGTCTATGTTGATAATGCCGATCAAGCTACTATTACAGAACTAAATAAGTTGAAACGACTTAAACCTAATGCATATACAATTGTTGGTTCTGATAAGCGCATGAAGATTATTGATCGTATTAATTTAATGTTAGGTTGGATTAATTCAGATGGCAAAGCTCCTATATACTTAGTCGTAGATACTTGTAATGTCCACATACATGAGTTAAACACATACGCCTATGATGGAGATCAGCCAGAAGACAAGAACGACCATACTATAAATGCTAGTCAGTATGGTTTTTTACCGATAAGAGAAAAAATAGGATATGCATACAAGAAATCTGATACAAAGAAAAAAATTAAGCGTATCAAACAATTAGGATTATAAAGGAGAAAAAGCAATGGAAAATGAAGAAGTCCTAAAAGTTAATGAATTTGAACATGGATCGGACATCAGCTATTCAAGTGATGTGAATGAAAATTTTGTTAGCTTTGGCGTAGAATCCAATATTCATTATAGATATAGTTCTGCGGATGAATTGTTGGAAAATGCTGATGTTTTAGCAAAAATGATTGCGCACCATAATGAACACCAGGTTCCACGTCTACAGGTTTTGGATGATTATTATAAAGCGAAGAATACAAACATCATCAAAAATCGTCGCCGTAAGGAAAAAGAAAAAGCAGACCATAGAGCTGCTCATAATTTTGGAAAAGTTCTTGCAACGTTTGATGTTGGATACAATACAGGCAATCCATTAAAAGTCCAAATTAATAATAAAGCTAGTCAAGAGGCCATTGATAATTTCAATCAAGATAATGACATTGACGGATTGAATGGAGAATTGTGGTTAGATATGGATAAATACGGCCGAGCTTATGAAATCATATATCGAGATGAAGATGACGTTGATTATGTTGATCTATGCAATGTTTTTGAAACGTTTGTTGTGTATGATACAACGGTCAAGCGTAGACCAATACTTGCTGTTCGTTATCCTAAAACTAAATTTACTATAGATGCAGACAAACAGTATATTCAACCGATAATTTACACAAAAGACAAAATCATTACTTACGCTGAAACGACTCTTGCTACGATTAAACTAAGTGATCCAAAAGAGGATTCTCATGATTACAAAGAAGTCCAGATAACTGAGTTCTCTCCTAATCGTTTTAGAATGGGATTGTATGAAGATATTTTATCTCAAATCGATTTGTATGATGCTGGACAGTCTGACACTGCTAATTACATGACGGATTTAAACGATGCGCTGTTAGTGATTAGTGGAGACATCGAAGCAGCGGGTCTATCAACCGAAGATGCTATTAAGCAAAAAGAAGCGAACATGCTTTTGCTTGAATCTGGCACAGATATCAACGGTAACAAGACCTCAGTGAATGCTAACTACATCTATAAACAATACGATGTAAACGGCGTTGAAGCATACAAAGAACGAGTGAGGAAAGGAATACATGAAATATCTATGATTCCAGATTTGACAGATACAAATTTTTCTGGTGTTCAATCAGGAGAAGCAATGAAGTATAAAATGTTTGGTTTCAATCAAATGACGGCAGTAAAGCAAAGACTATTTAAAAAAAGTCTTGTGCGGCGCTATCGTCTTTTATTTAATCTGAAATCAAGTGTTTCTGAGATTGATAACTCCGATTTAAAAGGATTGCGAATTATCTTTACTCCTAATCTTCCGAAAGCAATTCTAGAAGAATTAAAAACATTGATTGACTCTGGAGCTGAGTTAAGCCAAGAAACAATTTTAGGTCTAGCTTCGTTTGTTGATGATGTTCAAGCTGAATTAGAACGTGTAAAAAATGAAAATAAACCATTAGATATTACTGATGAAGAAGTAGCCAAAACGAAAGTAAATCAGGCAAAATTTTTAGCTAAACAATCGGAAAAGGAAACCGAGGAGGAATGATTGAATGTCCTACTTGAAAAATCGTGAAGAATCTTGGATCAAAGAACAGATGAAGCTAGATCGCAATAGAGAAAAAGAAATTGTTCAACAGCTTCAAAATGCTATTGATGCGATTCAAACCGAAATTGAAGCTAACTGGGATAGATTTTCCAATGGCCAAAAGATTACGATTAGCGAAGCAAGAAAAATGGCTAATAAGATGGACGTAAAACGCTTTGAGAGAAAAGCGAAGGAGTATGTAAAAAATAAAGACTTTAGTCCACAGGCCAATAAAGAATTGAAAATCTATAACTTAGTAATGCGAGTGTCTAGATTAGAGCTATTAAAGTCTCAGATTGGCTTAGAACTAATCACGTTGTTTGATGAGCTAGATAAGTGGGGATATTCTCAGTTAACTGAAGCCGCAAAAGATGAATATTTAAGACAGGCGGGAATACTAGGCGAAACCGTTAAAGAAAATTATTCGTCTATGGTTAGAAAAATTGTTAATGTCTCATTCAAATCAAGTGATTGCCCTTCGTTCAGTGATAACATTTGGCAAAATTTTGTTGAAATGAAAGCTGATTTAGAAAAAATAATCACTCAGGCAATCACTCAAGGTAAAAATCCAAGAGCTGTCGCAAAAGAGATGGCTAAATTTTTAAAGCCCAACCAACTAAATATAAGATACAAGCTAAACAGGTTGATGATGACTGAAATATCTGGTATTCAAACAGATATTCAAAAGCAAAGTTACTTAGATGCAGATATCGAAGAATATGATTACATTGCAGAACCATTTGCCTGTGAAATATGTAAAAGAGTAGCTAAGGGTAGTCCTTATAAAGTATTAAAGATGAAAAAAGGCATTAATGCTCCATACATGCATCCCCATTGCAAATGCTCTACTGTCCCTAAAGTTAGTGAAGATTATGAAAAGTCGCTGAAAGAAAGAGGTTTGTAAATGGATAATCTATATAAATGCAATCAATGCAATAAATACACTCCGTTAGTTAGAAAATCTGAAAACATCACGAAGGATATTGAACACCATTATGCTGAATGTGCCAATTGTGGGTATAAAGCGACAATAATGTATATGAATACCGAAATTAAGTTATTAATGCATGAACAAAGAAAAACAAACTTTGGCACAAAAAAGAAAGGTAAATTGACAGAAAAGCTAAACAGACTAATTTCTCAATTAAGAAAAGAAGTCGAGGGATCAAGTTGAAAAGTTATTCTTTAATTTATTGGTCAGGTGTTGACGATGAAACTGGTGCGTTTAAGCAAATAGATTGTCTCATTAATGATGACACAGTTAAGAAATTGCTTGAAGGTAAACCTAAATTTATCTCAATTATTATTGATGATGGTGAACAAATGTTAATTCAAACGGATAATATCAATCAGATAAAACAAGTTTATAAAAAATACGACAGAAAGGCGTGATTCTATGAATGACGATCCTTACGATTACTTAGATGCTGATTATGAAGAATATTTAAAGAGAGAAGAGTCTAACAAACGTTAGGCTTTTTATATTGCCTTCTTACTGCTTACAGGCACTAAAGAGAAAGCTGTTTCGATTGATAGGCGTAACTTATCAAATATATCGGGTAGCGGCGTAACCGTGGAGGATAATCATGAAAACAAAAAAACTATTATTGCCAATGCATTTACAATTCTTTGCTGATAATCCAGATACTGGCACTGGAGGTACGGACCAACCGGCCGGAGGTCAAGAGCAAACACCGCCAGGAGATGGCGGCAAAGATAAAGGTAATGAAAAAACGTTTTCTCGTGGTGAAGTAGCAAAAATGATCGCTGTTGAAGTATCAAAAACAAAAGAAGCTTGGGAAAAAGAGCAACAAGAAAAACAAGCAGAAGCAGAAAAACTGGCAAAAATGAATGCTCAAGAAAAAGCTGAACATGAAAAGAAACAGCTAGAAGCAAAAATTGCGGAATTGGAACGTAGTCAAGCATTAGTTTCCATGTCAAAGGAAGCTTCTAAAATGCTTTCAGAAGCTAGTTTGCCGCATGATGATGATTTGCTAGGATTGATTGTTTCAGATGATGCGGAAGCCACAAAAAAAGCTGTCGCTATTGTTACGAACTATGTATCAATGATTAAGAAAGAAAATGCTCGCAAAAAAACACCAGGTGAGGGTGGACAATTTTCAACTGATAAAAAAGAAACCGAATCAGTTGCAGCTCTTGCAGCAAGTAAACGAATTGTAAAATAGGAGGAAATATAAATGAAGAAAAAACAATTAATGAAAATGGATATTCAAATGTTTGCTCAAACATGGAATCCAGACAACGTCACTGTATTAGAGAAAAAAGATGGAACAATTCCAGATAAGTACAACACTTTAATTTTAAAAGATGTGATGGAAAATTCTAAGTTAATGCAGTTGGCTAAATATGAAGAAATGGACGGCAAAGAAAAGAAATTCGAATACTTTGCAGAAGGTCCTGGGGCGTACTGGGTTGGTGAAGGCGACAAGATTAAAACGTCTAAACCTAAATGGTTAAACGTAACGATGACTGCGAAAAAAATTGGTGTTATTATCCCAGTTTCTCGGGAATATTTAACTTATAAGATGTCTGATTTCTTTACTCAAATGCAACCAAAAATCGCAGAAGCATTTTATAAGAAAATTGATGCGGCTACTATCCTTGATAAAGAAAATCCATTCTCTCAATCTATTGAAAAATCTGTCATTGCAGCTAGTAATGTAATTGAGGGCGACTTGACATATGACAACATTTTAGCATTAGAGGATTTGCTTGGAGAAGGTGAATACGATCCGAATGCTTTCATTTCTAATCGTAAGAATCGTACAGTGTTACGTGAAGCAAGTAAAAAAATTGGTGACACAACTCAATTTATTTATGATCGTGTCAGCAATACTATTGACGGACTACCTGTAGCAGATCTAAAATCTATGGATAAAGGAAACCTTTATACTGGTGATTTTGATTACTTGCGCTATGGTATCCCATTTAACATTAATTTCAAAATTTCAGAAGAAGCTCAATTATCTACTTTAACGAATGAAGACGGTACGCCTGTCAACTTGTACGAACAAGAATTGGTTGCTTTACGAGCTACAATGGATATTGGTTTCATGGTCATCAAAGATGAAGCATTTGCTAAGATTCAACCAAAAGCTGCGGGGGAGTAACTAGCCCTGTTGTTGGAAAAGTAACACCGACAACAAATGGGGCGACAATCGAACTAACTTAGGTGGTGTTTAGATGTCAGAGATAGCAAATGATGTAAAAAAATTATTAAATGGTAGTCTTGATGAAAAATTAGAAATCATTGAAAGACGTACAAAAGATCGGCTTCAAAATATATTGAATGTCACTGAGTTACCAAAAAGTTTTGATTCAGTTGTATATGAAGTCACTTTAAAACGATTTAATCGTATTGGCCAAGAAGGAATGCAATCTTATTCTCAAGAAGGTTTATCTATGGCATTTCCAGACTCTGATTTTTCTGAATATCAAGATGAAATTGAAGAGTATAAGAACAAGGAAATAGAAGAACTTTATAAGCCTAAACGTGGGAGGTTTGCATTTTCATGAGATATTTAGATGAAATTACCTTTGTAAAAAAATCTTCAGAATCGCATTATGATCCAAATTCAGGTGAATGGATTGAAGAAGAACCGTTTAGAAAAACTGCTGTTGTCAATGTAACTGACATTGGTACAGATCGTTCTATTACTATTTTTGGAAGCATTAAAGAAGGGGCTAAGGTCATTAGGACACAGCCCCTTTTTGTTATTCCAGAATTTGATTACATTGAGTTTGAGGGTAAAACTTGGGAAGTTATTACAAGTAGAGTTCCTGCATTAAGAAATAGCTTGATTATTCAGGAAGTGATTATTGATGGCAAGAAGTCAAGTAAGAATTAATGGACTAGCTGGAATTTCAAAAAAACTAAAGAGAAATGTTCAACTTGATGATGTGAAAAAAGTTGTTAGAAATAACACAGCAGAATTAACCGCTAATATGCAAGCTGAAGCCGGAAAGGTGTTAACTGGACACTGGGAAGGTAAAAAGTTTGTTAAACCTACAGGGGCAACAAAAAGAAGTATCGTTATGAGGCTTTCGAACAATGGTTTTTCTGGGCATACAGGACCAGGAACAGAATACGCACCGTATTTAATAAACGGTACGAGATTTATGGTGAAACGTGATTTCTTTTTACCACCGCTGAAACAACAAAAAGTGAAATTTAGAACGGACTTGGAAAGGTTGATGAAATGATTAAAACAAGAGATCAATCAATCTTCGATGAAGTGTATAAGAAGTGTCAATCACTGGGTTATGAAACCTACGATTACAAACCTATGAATGATGTAGGTTATCCATTTGTCGAATTAGAAGATACTCAGACACTGCACCAAGCCAACAAGACTGATATTAAAGGTTCAGTTACATTGAATCTATCTGTATGGGGATTGGCAAAAAAACGTAAACAAATATCGGATATGGCTTCAGCAATTTTTGCTGAGGCTCTATCTATTTCTGAAACGGAAGGTTATTATTGGTCGCTCAATATCCAATCAAGCGGTATTCGGTTAGTAGATGACATTTCGACTAACACACCATTGAAGCGGGCAATGATATCTTTAGAATTCAAAATACTATAGAGAGAAGGAATATAAATGGCTAATGAAGCAAAAGTAGCGGCTAAAGGTATTGATATTATTTTACTTTTCCGTTTGTTAAAAAAATCAAAAGAGGAAGCAGCATGGAAATTAGCTTTCCAGACAGAACATGAAAATACAAAGACAAAAGATAGTGACTCCGTGGCCACTAAAGATGGTCCGATTCGCATCCCAGGGTCATTAGAAATTGATTTTTCGGCAACATCTATTTTATCAGTTGGTGATCCATATGTTGACCAGCTAGAAGAGGCTTTAGACAATGACGATATTATTGAAATCTGGGAAATCAACAAAGCAGAAAAAGGCACAGGAGATAATGCTGACAAATACAAGGCAACCTATTACCAAGGATATGTAACATCATTTGGCAAATCACCTAATGCTGAAGACACCGTAGAAGTTTCATTAGAATTTGGTATCAATGGTAAAGGTGCAAAAGGATTTGCGACATTAACTGCTGATCAAGAAGAAGTAGTTCAATATGTCTTCAAAGATACGACTATTGAAACAGCTGATCCGGGAAAGTAGATAGCCCTTCTGTGGGAAGTGTAACTCCTACAGTCGATGGGGCTTCTATTGAATTAAGCTAAGAAAGGAAAATAAATATGGTGGATACTTTTAAAATTTATAAAGGCCAAACCGAAGTTGTTTCCGGCCAATCACCTTTAACTATAACAGGAATGGAACCTAACACCTCAGTGCCGGCTGGTGAGTACCAAGTAACTCGTGTTGTTAATGGAAAAGAATCAGAGCGAGTAGATATTCCAGCTTTAAAAACGTTGTCTATTGCTGTAACTGGCTTAGAGTTTTCTCCTAAAACATCCACAGCAGATGCGGGTACTGCAGGTAGCCGACAAATCACAGCAACTGTTTTACCTGAAAATGCAACCAACAAGAAGGTAAACTATGATATTTCACCTGTAACAGAAGGTCTTGCTGTCTCTGAAATAGGAAATATTACTTGGACAGAAGCGGTACCGGCTGGTGTTTATACCACAACAGGAACAACAGAGGATGGTAAAAAAACAGCTCAACACACCTTAACATTGAATAATCAAGCTTAAAATATAAATTTAGAGGGCAGCTTAGTGGCTGTCCTTTTCTTATGGAGGAAAAGGCATGCAAATCGAAATTAAAGGAAAAAAATATAACTGTATTTTTGGAGTCAAGTTTATTCGTGAATTGGATAAGCAGCATGGGGTAGTTCGTAATGATGTGAATCTTGGGATGGGACTAACAACATTATTACCGCAGCTAGTAAGTGGAAATATCGTTGTTTTATCTGATGTACTCTATACAGCTACCATTACGGAAAAAAGTAGACCTTCTAAGGATGAAGTAGATGAGTTCGTTGAAACTGTTGATGATATTGAGGCATTATTTGATGAAACGTTGAAACACTTAGAAGAAAGCAATGCGGGAAAGTTAACGGTCAGAAATTTCAAGAAAGCTCTGATGGAGAACAAGTAAGAGAGGAATTAAGCTCAGCTGAAGCTTACGAAAATATTCTCATTAATTGTTTTCGTTACCTAGAAATTACTGATTTAACAGAAATTGAACGAATGACTTTGTATGAATATGAAGTTAGGCTATTGGCGTTTCAGTTAAAAAGACTTGATCATGAAAGAGACCTCTATCTCCAATCTTGGCTAAATAACCAAATTAAGGCGACTAAAGGTAAAAAATCCGAACCTTATTATAAGGAATTCAATAAGTTTTTCAATTATGAAGAACGAGAGAAGCTTATTTTGGGTAAATCATTAATTGATGAAAAAGTTGATATAGGAGCAATTGATTTATTAAGAAAAGCAAATAAGTAGGAAAGGAGGAAAATAATGGAATCATATTCAGTCGAAGCAATACTTACTGCCACTGATAGAACGTTTAGTAGCACGATGAGTAGCGCTGAACGTTCTATGGCTGGTGTAAACAAGCAATCTGGTGAACTAGGTGATGGATTGGATAAAAGCACCACTAAAGGGAATCAATTGGGTAAGTCAATTCTTAGTATTGGGGCAGGCGTGGGCGCTGTAAAATTAGTATCTACGGCCGTAAATATGGTTAAGGACTCTGTTGAAGGAGCGATTAACCGTTTTGATACGTTGAATAAGTATCCTGTAGTTATGAAGGCTCTAGGTTACTCAACAGAAGATGTTGATCGGTCCATGAATAAACTATCTGATGGGATTGATGGATTGCCAACATCCCTCGATGAAATTGTAGCTAGTACGCAACAACTATCAATTTCAACTGGTAGCTTGAGTAAAGGGACTGACACAGCTATTGCATTAAATGATGCCTTTCTTGCTTCTGGAGCTTCAACTGCTGATGCGACTCGTGGTATGCAACAATATATTCAAATGCTCGGTAAGGGTGAAGTTGATATGCAGTCTTGGCGAACTTTACAAGAAACAATGCCAATAGCTATGGATAAAGTTGCTAAGTCTTTCAAAGAACAAGGTGTAAACTCAGTTAACCAATTATATGATGCCTTAAAAGAAGGAGATATTACATTTAATGAGTTCAATAATCGTTTGATTGAGTTGGACAAAGGCGTAGGTGGTTTTGCGGATTTAGCCAAGAAAAACTCAAAAGGTATCAAAACCTCATGGGCAAATATTAAAACAGCCACCGTTAAAGGTGTAACTACAGTTATTAATTCATTTGATGAATTATCCAAAGCAGTGACAGGAAAAAATATTGCCGAAAACTTAGACTCTTTAAAAAATGTAGTTAATATAACTTTTAAGGCAATTGATGCAGCGATTCAATCAACTATTCCGTTGATGAAACTATTCGGAAAAGCTATTACGTCGATAGGTACAGCCTTAACACCATTATTACCAACAATTGCCAGTTTTGCTGCCACCTTTACAGCGTTGAAAGTAATTCAGCAAGTGACAGGCTATATAAAACAATCTGAATTGGCAATCAAAGCTTATACAACCGCAATAAGTTTATACAATGGAATATCAAAACTGGCTACGTTGTCTACCACAGCACTCGGAAGAGCATGGATGTTAAACTTGGCTGCCGATAAAGCCAATTCTGCAGCAATAGCAATAAAAACTGGTCTTTTAGTGGCGCAAAATACAATCGTTGGTGTTTTGACGGGAACAATTAGCTTAGCTACAGTAGCTACAACTGTTTTTAGTACCGCTATGAAATTGTTGATGGGTCCTATTGGTTGGGTAACAGCTGCAATAGGAGGACTAGTAGCTGTAGGGGTAAACTTGTGGAAATGGTTAAATAAGGAAACTGAATCAACTAAGGCAGTTAAAAAAGAACAAGAAAACCTTATGAAAACCACAGATGACTTGATTAAAAAGAATCAAGAACATACCCAATCACGAAAAGATGAAGCTATTGAATTGGATAATACTAAAGAAAAATTCCAATCTATGATTTCTGAAATGGAAATGCTCTCTGCTAAAGAAAAATTAAGCAACAGCGAGAAAAAACGTATGGTGGAAATTGTTGAGGAATTGAACGGTAAAATGACAGGTTTAAACTTAGTTTATGACGATCAAAAAAATATTTTATCTGAAATGCCTGGAACAATTCAACAACAAGTTGATGCCTATAATGCTTTAGATGAAGCTTCTCAAGCTCAAGAAAACATTAATCAAATGTTAAAAGAACGAAATGATAATGAAGCGAAGCTGATGGAAATCAATGCCGCTAGAGAAAAATGGAATCAGACATTAAAAGAATCTGGCGGGAATACAAAAGAAGCTCGTGAAAATATTGAAAAGTTGGGCGAGCAAGAGCAAGTGTTGAAGGGCGTTCAACAGGAATTAACGAATGAAATTATAAATACAGCTAATGCCCATGAACAATCAATGCAGCGTGCAAGCCAAGCTGTGGAAAATGGTGTGTTAAATCAAACAGTTTCATACAATGCTTTAAGTGGTAAGACGAAAGAAACAATGGATGCAATGCGTTCAGAATATTCATCACTTGAAGAAAAAGTAGGGAGCGCCTTTGATGTTATCCAGCAAAAACAAGCTATTTCAGTTGATCAAATGGCTGAAAATTTACAAAAAAATCAAGAAGCTGTTAGCCAATGGAGCACTAACATTGCTGCGTTAGCACAGCGAGGGGTAGATGAAGGGCTTTTAGAGCAACTAAGGAAAATGGGTCCTGAAGGTGCTGCTCAAGCGGCAGAATTAGTAAATTCTTCAGACGAACAATTACAACGCTTGAATGATGTCTATCGTAATACTGGTGAAACTTCTATGAATGCGATGAAAGAAGGCTATCAGTTAGGTAAAAATGGTGTAAATGAGGAAATAGCAAGCTTAATTCCAACGCAAAAAGATACATTAATGACACAGATTAAGAGCACCGATTTTAATAGCGTTGGTCTAAGTGTAACCGAAAACTTTAAAGCAGGCATTGAGAACGGGCGTACAGCAGTCGAAGAAATGACCAAAGGAATTGTTCCTAAAGTCGGGGAAGACATGAAAGGGGAAGTCCAAAAAGCTGATTTCAGAGGTATTGGTAAGTCCATTCCTCAAGGATTAGAAAAAGGTGTTGACGACGGTAAAGGAGTTCCTGTAAAAACATCTAATCAAATGATTGATGATGTTGTTTCTGGTGCCAGAAAAGGTTTAGATTCTCACTCTCCTTCTCGTGTATTTCACTCAATTGGTGAAGATGTTGATTCTGGATTATCAAACGGTATAGAACAAAACGCAATGAATCCAGTAAGAGCAGTTGAGTCTATTGTTGATAAAATAATTTCTGCAATGGATAAATTGCCATCAGAAATGAATTCTATCGGAGCAAATGCAATTGATGGATTGACTAATGGTATTAATGCCAATGCTAATAGTGCTTTAGCTGCAGCAAGAGGTGTGGCAGATCAAATTGTAAGCACAATGAAAAGTGCTATGGATATTCATTCTCCATCACGTGTAATGCGTGATGAAGTAGGTAAAATGATTCCAGCAGGAGTAGCGGTTGGTATTGATAAATATTCAAACTTTGTAGAAAAATCTATGCAACGGCTAAGTGAAAAGGTAGCCATGCCAGCGCTGGATAATTTAAATTCAAATCTGTCATTTAGTGGAGGATCACAAAGCTTAGCGTTTGCTGGAGATGTATCTTCAAAATTCACTGTAGAGGTACCTGTTATTTTCGATAGTTCAGAAGTTGCAAGGGTTATTGCTAAACCAATGAGTAAAGAATTGCAGAATCAACAAGATAAAAAGAATGTTTCTTTAGGAAGGAGGCGCTAAATGTTATACAACTTTATTGATGTAAATGAACAACAAACAAAAGCCTCTTTGCCTTCGGAAGCCATGAATTTTAAGGGTTCCTTTTTAGAAGATTTAGTTCCGGGTTATAGAACATTATCTGTTGTTGGAAGAGAGTTAGCTCCTACTGAGATACAAAGCTACCAGTTGGGAATTCGTGATGGAATGCGACATGTTTATGCTCGTATTCCGGAAAGAGAATTAACGGTTAAATTCAAAGTTGAGGCTAACTCTAACGAAGCGTTTAGGGATTCTTTTAACAGATTAAACGTTGCTTTGTTCACAGAAAAAGATGTACAGATTTGGTTTAATGATGAACCAGAAATGCTTTGGTCGGGTAGTAAGTCAGACATTGATGCAGTTCCTGAGGGATTGAATCGAGTCGTTGGTACATTTACAATCTTGTTGAATAATCCATATAAATATACTCGAAGCGATGCTACTAGTGTTATGTGGGGTTCAACAGAAATAACGTTTCAGGCTAACTATCTTATGGGTAATACTGGATCAGGGGCTGTTGATTTACCGATTGTTATCGAAGGTGGGGCTTATTGGGGTTCTACCATGATTACTTTTCAAAACCGTTCTTATCTGATGGGAGACAACGGTCAAGAGGTGAAGCCAATTGAAATATATCCAACTGTTGAAGGGTTAAAAGTAAAACCGATTATTACTATAAAAGGCACTGGTAGAGGCGTGTGGATAAAAACTAGAAGCGATACTATTGATATTGGTGATTTTGATAAGTCAGAAATAGTAATCGATACAGAACAGTTTAATATTACGAAAAATGGGAAGCCAATGATTCGTCCTATGAACGATTTTTATATTTATCCAAATGAGCCACTATACATCCAAGCGAAAGGTAGTACTTTTAATCTAACTATTCGATATCCAAATCGTTTCTTATAGGAGGTGTTGCTAAAATATGTTGATGGCAATGGATTTAAAAAGAGAATACACGGCAGTTTTAGATAACGCTTATAATGTTGGATATGAAAAAATTGAAAACCAAATAGGTAATCTAGAATTTTCAATGCCGTTGGATGATCCTAAAAATGAATTTTTGCAAGAAATGTTATGGGTTGAACTAACAGATAATGAAAATGAATATATAGGATTATACCGTGTTATGCCTTCAACGGTTCGCAAAGATGCTAGTAACAATTCAATCACGTATACGGCAAATGAAGCCCTGTGCACTTTGCTAGACACAGTTCTTTTTGGTTATCATGAACTAGTGAATCAAAAAACGGTTGATGTTATTAACTATCTTTTGAATAAACAAAGGACAAAACACTGGGTTTTAAAAAAATGTGAATTCACTCGGTATTTTAGTTATGCATGGGAAAATGAAAATGGTCTCGCTGATGCCTTGTTTAGTATTCCTCAAGCATTTGATGAAGACTACATGTGGCAATGGAATACCAAAGTTTATCCATTCGAATTATCTTTAGTGAAGCCACCAAAAGAACCTGTTGCTCGTATTCAAGAAGGATATAACATGCAAGGGTTTGAGATTGAAAGAGATCCTAACAATTTAGTTAATCGAGTTTATCCTTTAGGTGCTGGTGAAGGAGTCAATCAGATAAATATTAAATCAGTAAATAAAAATATTCCTTATGTAGAAGATGCAAAGTCTATAAAAGAACATGGTTTAGTTGAATATGTTTGGGTAGACCAACGATTCACAGTTCCACAAGCTTTAAAAGACAATGCAATCAACATGTTAAAAAAATGGGCACAGCCTAAAATTTCTTGGGATGTGACTGCGGCTGATTTATTGAAATTAACAGATGAACCTTTAAGCATTGATAAGTTGAGACAAGGAACTGTGATTATGATCAACACAGATGACTTTGGAAGTATAAATTTGCGTATAAAAAAAGAGACAAAACAGGATGTGTTCGGCGCCCCACAAGATATTCAGCTAGAGCTTGGTAATTTATCTGACGATTTTACTACAACAATGTCTGATTTGAAACGTAAACAGGAAATAAATGAGACATACTCGCAAGGTGCAACGAATATTTTGAACTACAGTTATCAAGATAACTGCGAAAAGGCATACCCAGCAGAAATTGAATTCTTCTTAGATGATGATGTTTTTCATGTAAATACTGTGGAACTGACTTTTAAAACTAAGCGCTATCGTGGTTATACAAAAGCTGTAAAAGGCGGAGGAGCTACAGTAAAAAGTACGTCAGCTGGTGGAGCTTCAACACAAACGAGTTCAGCTGGTGGTGGAAGTGTCGTTTCAAGTTCAGCTGGAGGAGGCTATTCTAGCGGATCTACCACAGGTGGCGGAGGAGGTAGTATTCAATCTAGTTCTGTAAATGGACAAAGTTCTCAAACAAGTTCTGCTGGTGGAGATCATAATCACTTGGTTGCAACTAATAATGGTAGTACTGAATCAAGTGCGTTTTATCGAGAAATGGATGCGGGGTCAGGTATGAGATTTAGACTAATGTCGACTGCATCAACAGATTGGTATACGAAAACTAGTTCAGGTAATCATACTCATAATGTAACTACACCAGCGCATTCTCATACTGTAAATACGCCTAATCATAGTCACAATTTTAATATTTCTATACCAAACCATACTCACAGCATATCGGTTCCTAGCCATAGCCACCAAGTAAGAATACCGGCACATACACACCAAATTACTTTACCTGATCATAGCCATCCATTAGAATGGGGGATTTATGAGGCGCCAAGTAGCGCAACTAGTGTTGATATAGTTGTAGATGGTACCATCATTCCAGTTCATGATACTAGCCAACAAAGACTAAACATTGTTAATTACCTTAGGAAAACTAGTGGCGGTAAAATCTCTAGAGGTAATCATACAATCAAGATAATACCTAACAAACTTGCACGAATTGAAGCGCAAGTTATTTGTCGTGTCTTTATACAATCACAATTAGGAGGACAATTTTAAATGAGATTAACAGTAAAATTAATTAGCAAACAAGAAGAATTTATAATTAATGATGAATCAGGTAAAACGTTAGATGATTATTTTGCAGAACTGATTGATAATAGTTCGCCATTCATCAAGATAGGAAATCGTATTTTACAAAAAGCCACTATTGAATATATTAATGCAGAATAGGAAGTGATAAACATGGCTATCGAGCAAATTAAAGAAACCGACACACTGAATCAAGGTCGAATTAAAATTAATGCTATCTTGGATCAATCAAATGCTTCTGTAGAAAAAATAAAGGACTATCAGGATCAATTAACAACAGGGATTAATGACGCCAAAAAAATTGCAGATGATGCTGGAAAAGAAGCCGTAAATATTGCAGAACAAGCAGGGAATCAAGCGAATGAAACAGCAAACCAAGCTTTAACTAATTCTCAAACTGCTATAAATACTTCCAATCAAGCGGTATCTACAGCAAATAACAATAAACAAGAATTCGATGCGTTACGAAACGATTTTGACAAGCTTGTAGGTGAAGCAGGGGACAGTAATCCAGAAATCGTTCAAGCTCGAACTGATACGCAAGGAGTCACTCAGCCTACGTTAGCTACTCGGTTACAGGTTGACTTTAATGACCGCATGACAAAATCTGAAGGTGTATCGTTACTTTCTGGAACAACAAACGTAAAAATACCTATGGATTTCACTGGAAAAACAGCGGGTAATACGGCAACAAATGCAAATCAATATTTTACCGATGTAACAGCTAAAGTGCTAAAAAAACCAAAAGATACATGGAATGAGATTTCTCAATCTGATTACAACAAATTAGTAAGTCGTGACGATTCTGGCGTAAGCAGTGGTTCAACACAAAATGGTGTTATCCCACAACAGTTAGGTTTGTTTAACGCTTTGGAAGCTGCAAAAAAATTAATTCCTCAAAATTTTGAAGGATTAAGTCAAGAAGAAGCGGTGGCTTTATTAAAAGATAGCTTTGTGGCTTTTACTATTAGTGAAAGGGTTAAAGCCACTTCGCCTAATAACAAAACAATTAAAGTTTCTACTTATATTGAATCAACGGACTCATGGACAACGCAAATTCAAGAAAATGTTGGTGAATACAAAGATTTATCAGTACAAGTAACTGATAAAAATTTCATTACTAGGGAAGGTCTTATCTATCTAATTAGTTATACAGATCCATCAAATGGAGTGACAACAGCTAACTTGGATGTAGACTATTCAGCTATTCAATTAGAAATTAGTATTAATGCGCAAGATGTTTTAGCAAAAAGTGGGTTTGTAAAAGGGGAACAATTAAAGGCGCATACGGAAAATCAAGAAAATCCACATAAAGTCACAGCAAATCAAGTTGGATTAGGTAATGTGAAAAATTATAGTTTCGCTTTAGATAGCGAAGCAGTTGCAGGGACATCAACGAGTAAATATATGCATCCTAAAAATGTTTCAGAAGCTATTAGTGGACAAGCGGTGACACAAACTGGAGATCAAGAAATATCTGGAATAAAGGATTTTAAAGATGGTATTAAAATTATAGGTAAAGAACCAGTTTTGACAAATTCGACAGTTGATTATGCAATGGTAGATAAGAATAACAACGCTTCTGTTATGTCAGAGGGTTCTCTTAAATTATATCGACGAGGCGACTTAGTATATCTTACTGGTTCGTTCCAACTGTCAGCTTTAAAAGATAACCAAGCAGTTTGGTTTGACATTCCTTCTTGGTCATATCCAATTGAATCTGTTCGAATGTATGGTAAAACTAGCGGTGAAAAAATGTGTTTGTTGTATATTAACTTAACAAATAACAATAATATTGTATGCGTGGATAGTGTTGCAAAAGGATCCTGGATTACTATTTCAAGTTGTTGGATGGCTAAAAATCCATACTAATATGGAGATACATTGTTAAATTATTTAATTGAAAAAATTGTGGAGAACCGTCTAGCAAAAGCTAGGCGGTTTTTATTATTGGAAGGTGGAAAATATGGTGATTATTGATAATCAAGCGTTGATACTAGAATTCAAGAATATGATTTCTAACGGTTTTATTCAGGTGTTTGTCTGGATTGTGTTAGGGGATATCTTAACAGGATTATGTAAAGGTATTTTCATTAAGGAAGGAAATAGCACAAAAGGATTGCTAGGATTAGTAAAACATTTATTAGTGGTCTGCTTAATAAGCGTTGCTTATCCATACTTGAAAATCATGGGTCTAGAATCAATCGCTACTGGATTTGTCTTATTTTATATAGCAGTGTATGGCATTTCCATTATTGAAAACTTAGGGCAGTTAGGTGTTCCCTTTCCTTCATGGGTTAAGGAGCATTTAAGTAAATTAAAAGATGAAAATGATAAAGGTGGTGAACCTAAAGATGGTGCAAGTGATTAATCAATCTGTTTGCGGTGGGATTGCCGGGAGACGTCCCAATGCAACGCCAAAAGGTGTTGTCATTCATAATGATGCCGGAAGTATTTATGCTACAGCTGCACAATATGTCAATGCCTTGGCTGTAATGTCTCCTACACAACTGGCGAATGGCTTTGCTCATTATTATATTGATCGAAATACAATTGCACGTGTAGAAGATACATTCAATGCAGCATGGCACACAGCGAATCCAGATGGGAATTTGAATTACGTTGGATACGAGGTCTGTCAATCGATGGGTGCTAGTGATGCAGACTTCTTAGCGAATGAGCAAATGACATTTAAACAAGTTGCTGATGACATTAAGTTCTGGGGGATGCAACCGAATAGAAACACAGTGCGCCTTCACAAAGAATTTGTTCCAACCGCATGCCCCCACAGATCTTGGGAACTTCATGGGCGAGATGTCAATGCTGTAAAAGACTATTTTATTAGTCAGATTAAAAAGTACATGGATAGTAGTGGCAGCTCTGATTCGAGTTCAGACAATAGTAACTCAAACAATAACAACAACCAAAATAATGATAGTAAAGGTGGAAAAGTTAGTATGTATTGTTTATACGAAAGACCAATTAATTCAAAAACAGGTAAACTAGAATGGAATGGAGATGCTTGGACAGTAATGTTTTGTAACGGAGTTAACACAAGACGTGTCTCTCATCCAGATGAAATGAAAGTCATTGAGGACTTATACAAGAGAAACAATGGCAAAGATATTACTTTCTACGGACAAGATAAATGGAACAAAAACGCTCCTTGGTATAATCGCTTAGAAGCTATGTTTCCAGTCGTAAAATAATTTGAAGAGCTTGGGAATAATATCCCAAGCTCTAATACATATATTAATTCAATACTTTATCAATAAAATATGGAATAAGCTTTCTTTCTGACTTGATTTTTGTTTTATTTATGTTGCCATATCTACCATTGTATTTTAATGAAATATTTCCGTCACCATAACCTGTAGAAGCCTTTAATTCGTAATTTGGTATATTTTCGCTTTCAAGGTATGATATTTTAAAAACATCACCAGGTTCTAAAGACTTTTTAATTCCAGTTGATTTGAATTTAGGTGAGTTGTCTTTTTCCATAGATTCAAATTTTAAAATTTCAATAGTCATTGGAATTTCTAAAGAAGAAACTAAAACTACTTTATTTGGTTCTTTGTCTAGATTTACTTCATCGACTATGTTATTACTATAAGGTTCGTCTTTAGAAACAAAAGGGTAAAACTCTACTGAGATATCTTCATAGTATGTTTTGTTCAAATAGAAACCTAATACGATGATAGTAAATGATATGGCTACTTTAACTACTTTCGAAATACAATTGTTATGTTTTTTGTACCAGCTTGTAAACTTATTTGTAGTTACCTTTATTTTCGTTAACATAAAATCATCCTTTTTAAACAATTATTAATTATAGGATGTATTCTGACCTTTAAAATTCAATTTTATCTTTAATTAATTTATCAAAATACTTCACTAACAATTCAGCTTTACCCAGACCGATATTTTCAATAGCAGTTTTTCCACTTCTGATTTTGTCGATGTATTGCGTGCTGATTCCAGTTTCTTTTGCAATACGATAGCTCGTTAAATCCATGTCTATTAATTTTTCGATTTTTTCAGTGTAAGTCATTTAATCAACTACTTTCTTTTGCTTAATATGCCTACAATTAATAAGATTACCAAGTAAGTAATCCAGTTAATCACATTGAAAACTGTAAGACCTAAACCGCTTAATACAACAGCAAGTAATGTTAATCCGTAAGCTTTATTTTTCATATTATTCATGCTAGAATTAATTTATAGAAAGGGAGCCGTAGCTCCCAACACTATTCTTATTTGTCGTCGTTATCGTCTTTTAAAAGTTCTTTTACAATTTTTGCGGATTGGAGAACTCCTAGGACGATTGCGACGGCTTTTCCTATATCGTCTAGCATTTTTTCACCTCCTTAACTATATTTAAATTATACATCTATAGTTGTATAAAGTCAATAGTTTTTAGTAGAAAAATTGTATTTTAAACATTATATCCTTGAAAAACAGAACTAACGTTCGTATAATATTTCTGATAGGAGAGTGTATCAGATGGTGAAACGAACTAAAAAAGAGTTTAAACCTTACAACGATTATGTTGACCGTCCTTTTGAATTAAAGTGGCCAACGGCGTTTCCGTTAGGCGAATTAACTGAAGCAATAAAGAGCACTGATGAATATCACGCTCGAAATATTGAGAGACTATCTCAACAATCCCAAAAGCAAATAGAGTATTTTTTAGATCGCTCTATTAAGCAAAACAAAGTGTTAGAGATTCAATTGAATTCGTTAGATGAATATGATCGCGTAAAACCTCATGTGTTCGGAGTTTTTCGTGGAATGGCTGAGTTTGATGTCGTTCTAATTGGTGAACAAGAAATCGATTTTTATGATATTAGAAACGTCCAGATTCATAATTTCACGAAATGGAGTGAAGAACATATACCTGAAGAAAATCCATTTGAAGAAGAAACGGAACATTGCGAAACGATAGATGAATTTGTGGAGGAATATTTCGATGATGAATGGATAGAATAA